AATGGTCTAAGTGTTTCTGAATTTATTAATCTTGCCCATGTAGAAAATATTTCTACGTATGCTTCACCGAATGGGAATATAGCTCTAGTTGCATTACCTAATCTAGTTTTAGTTGTTACATCATATAAAAGTTTTTTAGTTTCTGTAAGTGCATGTGAAGATGCTACTTTATCTATAATTTTTACATCATTTACACCACCAGTAACACCTTTATAAGATTGTAATTTTTTAAGTATTTTCTTTTCTCTAGCAGTACCAGTAGCTAGACCAGCATCTTCTGCAAGTTTAACTACTTTTTTAAGAGTTGCTGCGTTCAGATGTTGACCAAAGTCTCCTACTTTATTCCAATAATGAAACTTAAAAGCAGGCGCACGTGATAGTTTTTTTGTTGGTACTGTCATTAAAAAATTAAACATGTCATCTACAAAGTCATCAAGTATTCTTGTTTCTCTTGATATTGCATTTTTTAATTCACCACGTGCGGATTCTGGTAATGCATCTAAATGTTTTTTAACAAATTCCTTTTTCATGTTTTCTTGATTTTTTCTAAGTGTTGTAGTTATAGATGTATATTCATCTGGAGACAGTTCTCCTTTCCAGTATTTATCTAAGTTAACGTTTTCTAAACCTACTAACTCTTGTGCAGACATATTTTCATCTGCTAATGCTTTTAATAAATCTTCATTACCGTTTTCATCAATCCAGTTTCTAGCAAGTCTAGGTGAACCTTTAGCAGTAGAAGTAAGAACTTTACCACCTGTAGCTTGTGCAACTGCAGCATTTACATAATGTACAAACTCTTCTGCTTTAGCTTTACCTGGGTTACTAGAAAATCCTGCACCTTTAAATGCGTGACCTTCTGCACCAGTAACTTTTCTAATGTGTTTATTTAACGCATTACCTTGTGTTTGCGCTTCTTTTATTACTGCAGCAAGTAATTGTTTTCTTTTAGCAGCGCTAGGTTCTAATTGTATTTGTGCAAGTCTCCTAGACAATGGGTCAAACTTATGCTGCATAAAGTTTCTAAATACAGCTTCTGACCATGCTCTTTTATTTTCTTGTCTTGTAACAGTTGTAAACTCACCAGTATTACCATAACCTCTTCTTACTGCACTAGGAGTACCAGCACCATTAAGTGTGACATCTATAAACTGTGCATTATCTTCAAATGTTCCTAATAAAGTATTACTAGATTCTTTTTGTTTACCTATAATTCTTGCAATCATTTGTGCTGGATGTGTAATAACATTTGTAACACCAGAGGTTAATAACCTAATTTGTTCCTCTGCAATAACACGAACTGTCCATGCTGGTCTAAGCAGCACTAATGGTTTAAATAACGAACCATAATACCAGTCCATAAATCTTGTAACAGTTTCTGCTTTATCACCTGCAAATATTTTGCTGCCTATCTTGCCAAAGTTTTTATCTAATGTTTTAGCAGCTCTTACTACTTGTCTAGCATTTGGTAAAAATATTTCATCTGCTAGCTGCACTGCAGTAACTGGGTCCACAAGTTCTGCAACTCCATCTAACTTACCACCTTGCAATTGTCTAAGCACTTGTGTTACTGGTAAGTTTTCTCCAGTAGAACTTATTGCATAACTTTTAACCGCACCTTTTTGTTTTTGTGCAGTGCCAATAAATCTTGCTTGTACTTCTAATCCTTTATCTACTAAATCTGTTTGAAACTTAGTTAGTTTATCTCTACCACCTAATGCTTTTATTACTTGTGGTCTAAATTGACGTTGTATAAAGTTGCCTACTAACTTAGCTGTTTCTGTAGGTGCATCTGCAGCATTAAGTGCTTTTATTGCATCTGACATAAACTTATCTCTTACTTTTACTTTTTTAGTTTCTTCTAATCCAGTAGTAGCTAATCTAATAAATCTATTTAATTTAATAAAAGCATCGTCTTTATTTTCTGTAATTAATCTTGTACCGTATGTTCTCTCTAACATACCTGTTAATCTGTTACCTTTTCTTCTTACTGTAGGTAAATTGTTTTGTGTAGCTTCTATAAGTAAATTTTTCTTAACTAAGTTTTCTGTTAAGTCTGCATCTATTTCTTCAAATGACTTACCTTTGTTTTTTGCTTTAAACTTATCTAACTCATCGTAAAATTTAAAATCATCAATGTTATTTTTAGATGCAGCAATAATATCTGTTGTTGAGTTTTCCCATAAAAATTTTTTAAATGCTATACCAGCTTTACCAGCCATAAACTCCTGGACAGTTGGACCAAACACAGTTTTTCTAGCACCTTGTAATAATCCAGTATTTTCAAAAATCTTAGCCATTCCACTTAGATTTTCTAACTCACTAAATGTAGATGCTCCTTTACGTATTTTACTTACACCTAATGTTGCTGCTGCGGTAGGGTCACCAAATATTTGTGCAACTATATCTATAACACCAGTCATATAATTATATGCTTTTGTGCCTGGTTCTATAATGTCATCTACTGGTTTAAATAAATATCTACCAATAGTAACTGTAGGGTCTAAACCTGCAGCTCTAAATTTTTCTGCACGTTCACCAACAAATTGTATTTGATTTGCTTTTTTCTTTTGTTCTTCGTATATCTGTACACCTAAAATATTATCTCTAACCCATTCTCTTGCTTCTAGTGGGTCAACACCAGATGCTAATAAGTTTTTATATTCAGATGTTTGTGTTGGGTCAGTGCTGCCTAAGAACCATCCTTGACCTAAATCTATATCTTTACCTGCAGCTTTAGCTGTGTCTATCTCACCAAGCAACGTAGCTTTACTCTTTTGACTTGCTTCTTCGTGAGACATACCTTGTTGTCTGCCTTCTAAATATCTTACACCTCTTGGTAATGCCATTTCCCATAAGTTTTGAAAACCTATAAATGTTCCACGAACTGACCTACGTATTGCGCTTTTTAATTTACCTTCTCCTTCTTCTTCTTTTAATACAGATTCTTTCATAACTATTTGCTGCAGTCTTGGGTCATCTGCTGCAATACCTAGTTTGACTGCACCAACTAAAGAACCTTTACTTATTGTTGGATAACGTTTAACTATTGCTGATGCTCTTTGTGCTTGCTCCTGGTTAACAGAAGAAGGTGCCACAGCTTTGCTTATAGCTCTTTTAGTCTCTGAATCATCTTGGAAGGATGCCGCATCAAATACACTGTACGACATGTTATCTTATTAATCTAGCTAAAAGCGGGTCACCAGTTAGGTCATAAAATTGTTGTATTAAAGATTCTGTAGTATCTATTCCTTCTTGCGCACCTACTCCAGGACCAAAAGGTAAACCATCTTCTACTGGTCTCATAGGTTGGTCTGTACTTCTAAAAACACTTTGTTGTGGTTGTGGTGCTGCAACTGGCATAGGTGTTTCTTCTGGTAAATTTAAATTCTGTACTTCACTATTTAAATTTTTTAGTGGTTCTTTTTCACCATATGTCATTCTTGTTTGGTCTATGTAATTATTAGATGCTGGTTTTACAGCATTGTTTCTTTTAGTAATTCTTGTTGCCATTTATATCATCCTCATCTAAATGTATTATTTCTGTTACAAAAAATCTTGATATTATTCTAGGAAACTTATTAAATTGTTGTTTCTTTATAAAATCTTCCATGATGATGTCATCACCATCTTCGTCTAATTCCCATAAACTATTGTTAACTATCTCTTCAAAAAGTTCGTGCATTATCCCATTCCTAATACTTGTTGTATAGAAGGTGCGGGTCCAGGTGGTGTAGGACCCATACCTTCAATCAACGCTGCTTCTTGTTCGGGTATTTCGGGTTGTTCTGCTGTAAAAAATTTATCTAGTATTGATTGTTTGGCAGATGGGTTAGCTCTGATTTGTACCACAGCCATAACAGCTTTTTGGTCACCAGCAGATGCTTGTTGTAATAAAGTATCTTCTAATATTTTATCCATCTTTTCTTTTGTAATTCTTTCGTTTACTCTACTTAAATCATCTAAACCGTCTAAGTTTTCTTGTAATGTTTGTGTGTCAATAACACCAGAACTAAGAAGCTGCAGCCCTGTTACAATTTTCTGTGGTTCATCGTAACCAGCCATAGCTCCATAAACTCTTCTAGTCTTATAAGAACTTTGTATGTCTCTTTTTGGTTCGTATGTTTCACTAAAAAATTTATTATCTCTATAGCCAGATAGTTCTTTTGTTTGACCACCGTACATGTTTTCATCCCATTCAAGTCTCTTAGAGTCTATCTGTTCTATAGCATCTGCCATTACTGTATGATATTCTCTAATCATAAGTGACATAGATGCACCTAGTTCTTCTAATCCTCTACCAGTAGCAAAGCTAAGTGGTGACTGTGAATCGTCTGTTGCAGGATAAGAAGCACCTACACGTAGTTGTCTCTCTATTCTGTCTATCTGTTGAAATATTTGATAAGGTATGTTAGATGCTGGTTTAGAAACTGTGCTACCTGGAGAAAAATAATTAACTGCAAATCTACCTTTTTTGTATTGTCCAGATTCTAATTCACCAGTTATGTTTGTTTCTGTAAAGACTGCATCTTCCATCGCAATAATTGACATAACATTAATTTTTGCCATAGAAGCCATAAGTCCTATAATTTGGTCATACTGTCCTTGCATCTGGTCAAAGCTAAATTTCTTAGCTACTACAAAAGACGGACCAGATTTAATTGGGTTAGGAATAAAATCTAATATAGTTCCAGAAGTTAAATGATAAACATAAGTACCTTCTTCGTTATAATATTCAGATATTAAATCACCTTCGTTATTTGAGTTAGCCCAGGAACCGTTATATGCGTCCTGGTATGCAGAAGCATATCCGCTTGCTACATTGATTACATTTTTTTCTTTTTTAATTTTTTCTGCATATTTTGGATATATTTTAGCTAATGCATCTTTAGGAACTCTACGTACACATGACATTTCTTTAGGTGTTTGGTCTGCACCAAAATACCCTGGAAAACAATTATACGGGTCTCTTAATTCTGCAATAGGATAAGGTGTGCCGTTAGCATCCTTTTTTTCTTTTATAATCCATGCAGCAAAACCATAACCTGGTAACCATCTACCAACTTGTGGCATTTGTAAATCTAATCTTTGTACATCATCGTATGCAGTAATTATTCGTGCAATTTTATCTGCACGTTGTCTTGCACGTTCTGAATCTTTATTGTTAGGTACATCTACTTTTAAATTAGGAATACGTCCTATCTTTTGCGCAAGGTGTTCTAATCCAGACATCATAAGGTTTGGCATAGGTACTTGCCAGTCCTGGAATCCTTTTACTTGGTCACCTAGTAAAGCTAAAATACCACTAGCACCACCGTTCATAATGGAACGAATACGACCACGCATCGCATGATTCTCTTGATTATCGTAATGTAATTGCGTTATCTTATCTTGTAATTCAGCTGTATTCATATTCCTACCATGGTGCAGAGTTCATGCTACTTACATCAAAATTGCCATAACTTGGTTGGTAATCATATCCCATCTCTGCGATAAACTCCTTTTGTAATCTCCTTACAATCTTTATAGGAAACCAACTAGCCATAACTATATCTGACTTGTAACCCCTGCTACTTGCCTTGTTAGCAGCATTTGAAAAATACAAAAGCTGCCTACGATATATATTACTCTTATTTTGTGAATCTGCACTACCATAAGGAAGATTTACTAATCCTTTGTCAAACAACTCACTCATGGACCCAACACCAAAGTATGGGTCAAATTTATTTTTTTGTGTTTGATGTCCTTCTAAGTGTATGCCTTTTGTTGATGTCCATTCTTTTAATTCTCTATCTTGTCTAATAGCACGTTGAAAACCATTTTCTTCTATTATCCAATGAGAACATTGATACTTTGCATACCATTCTTTTATAGTTTTAAATGCTTGTGGTATGCCACCACCTTTTGTATTTTCTATATCTACCATGTACAACTTGCCAGATTCTACATGATATGCCCATAAGAATGCTGCCTGGTAACCAGTTGCAGCTGGGTCAAGTCCAGCAATAAGTCTTGTGCCTGCTGGTACATGACCGATATTCCTGGAATCATCTCTTGCAGCATCTAAGGAATCTACCTTAAACATTTGCAGCCCTTCTGAAAATGGTCTATTTAGATACACCATCTCAAATATTGCAAGACCACCAGTTGTTTGTGCGTTTCTCCTTTGTGCCATGAGCCACTTGTAACTTCTTTTACTAGACCATAGCATGTGTTTTTTATGGTCTTTAGGTTCTCCAGAATCTATAGGAATATCTAAACTATGTGCAGATTCTATTATCTTATGCCACTCATCATTGTCTATTAAAGAATTATATAAATCGTCTGGGTGCTGCCTAGAACCAATAACAACTATTGCTGTATGTTCCTCTTTACGTGATGATAATGTTGTAGTCCACCATCTCTTTGTTTGTTCACGTGAACTAGGTTGTATAGTTGTACCATGGTCCTCAATGTCATCAGCAATAATCAAGTCACAGTCACGTGATAGAATCTTACCCCCTTTACCAACCGCAACCATAGTAGGTGATTTAATACCAGTTACTGTTCTAGTTTTAACTGTAAACTGACCAGAACTCCAAGTCTTACCAGTTCTACTCTTAGGTTTAAATGTTTCTCCTGGACCACAAAAATCTTCTATTAATTTTTCGTTGTTCTCTAAGTGGTCTAACACAGCACCTACTGCATTCTTTGCAATATCTTCATTACCACCTACCCACATAATTCTGATGTTAGGGTTTTTACATACTTGCCATACTGCAAAATGTGTAAGTAAATCTGTTTTACCATGTCTAGGTGGTGACAGTATCATAAGCTGCGTACCGTTCTTTATAGATTTTAAAATGTTTTTAATCCAGTTTTTATGAAACTTAGCAGTCTCATACGGTTTACCCATCTCTGTTAAGAAGTATCTATCTCTAAATTTTTCAAACGATGTTAATGCTTCTTTAGCTTCTTCTGGTATATCCCAACCTTCTCTTGCTTCAGCTACAGCTTTATCTTCTTTGTATGCAAGTAACATTCTTGCTACAACACTTTGGTCAACTCCTATATCTTCTGCTACAAACTTTTGTGTAAATAAACCTTCTACTAATTCTGCTGCATAGTTCTCAACAAAATATAAATAATGTTCACCACGACTAGCACGTGCATTAGATTCTGTTGCTAATTTCTTTTCTTCTTTTTTAGCTGCAGTTCTTTGTCTTGCATTAGCAGCTTTAGTGCATTGTATCTTACAATATTTTTGACGACCGTGTTGTTGTTTAAATTTATCTCCACAGTGTGGACAGCTCACAGTCTTTAAATTTGCCATGTAGTTCTACTGGTTAGAAGCCCACATGTTGTCAACTAAGTTTGGATATTTTCTTCCAGCTCTTTTAGCTCTAGCTCTTGCTTTATCTTTTTGTGCAGCTGTAAGTGGTTTAGATTTGCCTAGTGATTTAGGTCTCTTCTTATCCCATACTTCTTTTTTCTTAGCCATTATTTACCTACTGCTTTCTGCGCATTCTTATGCGCTTTAGTAAATGTACTACCTCTTTTCATAGAGTTAGTCATGTATTGTATATGTTTTTTTGTATGGTGCTTAGAATGTTTTTTCATAGTATCTTGTTGTCTTTTAGTAAGACTAGAAACATCAACACCTTTTATTTTTACCATGCTCTACAACTCCAATATCTTGCTGTTGTTTTATCCTTAGCTGTACTACATTTGTGTCTTGCACGAAACGAAGCTCTAGCTTTTGGATTGTTTTTTCTTATAGCCATATTAGGGTCACCGAACATAATCTTTTTTACTTTGCCATTATCCATAACAAAGACTTTAGATTTTT